GGGTTTGGACGTTCCCACTATGCGCGGAGTGGGTACTCAAGCGGCTATGGAAGCTGCTGCTGGTGCTGGTCTTGGTGCTGTTACCGGGGCGAAAGAGGCACGCGCAGCACGCAGAGAAGTTGGTTTTGAAGACGAAGAAGAGACGAAACCAGTTACTGATGAGACAACCACTGATACTACTGAGACGACTGCGCCTCCCGTAGACGAAGAGACTGATCTCTTGGGTTCGCTCAACCTGCAAGAAGATATTACAGACGTTGAAGACACCACGGATACGACAGAAGACGTTCCCGATGTACCAGATACCACGGATACGACAGAAGACATTCCAGAGCTAGGAGGCACAACTGATGCGGGAGCGGGAACTGGAGATAGCGAGTCTACACAAGCTGGACAACCACCATCTGGAGAAGGCGTTTCAGTGGCTGGACAGCCCGACGCAGGAGCCCCCACCGAAGGAGCTGGAGCCGTTGAGCCAACTAGAGTGGTTCCTCCTGCAGAGGATGCTGGACGCACTGATGTACGAGAGGCAGAACAGCCCCCTGCAATAACGGAAACAACCGCTAAAGAACAACCCCTAACAATAACTGAAACAACCACCGAACAAGGAGCCCCAGTTGGCACGCAAACCACTCAAGCCGTCGAAGCAAAAGCGCAAGGACAGGAACAACGACAAGAACAAGCCCCAGATGTAACCGCTCCGACTAGGACGACTGACACCCGTGCAGCACGCACGCAGGCCTTGCAAGAACAGATTGCTGCTGCCGCAGCCGAACGCTCTGACGAGGTAACTGGAGGTAGGGCAGAGCCCCTGCCTAAGCGCAAGCCGATGACTGCTGAACAGCGTAAACAGCGCTTGGCGGAGATCAAAGCTACGGAAGATGAGATCGGTGCGCTCTATGAAGAAGAGCTGACAGTCGATAATCCAGATAATCTCCCTGCTACGTGGAACAAGCTGTCGCGGGATCGCAAAGATGTGTATCTGGACAATCTTGCCACCAATAGTGCCGAGGGGCATGCCAACGCACGCCGTGCACTCAAGGACTACACAGACCGCATTCGTGAGGTACAGAAAGAGGACACAGGCAAGAGTGGCGAGACTAAAGCAGCGCCATACGCCAGCGTGTATGAGCGCAACCGTGAAACCTATGGACGCCGGGATGGTGTCGAGTATCCAGCATGGAACGACCTGACTGTTGAAGAGCGACAGGCGTTTATCCGTGCGTATGAGGATGCCAATGCAAAGCCGGGTACCCGTAAAGATACGGCGGACGTTCAAGACGCTGGGTTTACCAATGTCCGCAAGTCGTTAGAAGAGTCTGGTGCTATCAAGCGTGAGCGCCAAAGTGATATTGATCGCCGTGAGGCAGAACGCAAGGTATCAGAGGCCAAGACATACGCTGAGCGCCAGAAGCAGATCGCGGAAGAGACAGAGCAGAAGAAAAAAGCTGAAGAACAGCGAGCTCTACGTGAGCAAACTGAAGAGCGTAAGAAGCGTGACCGGTTCATGGACGAAGAAGCCAGCAAACAGCTTCAACAAAAGAACCTACAAGGCGTCTTGCAGCAGCTACGCACTAAGGCTAAGAACCCTGCTTTGAAGCAGGTAGCGCAGTTCTTGTTCGGTCTCAAACTCAAGACAAAGATTGAGATTGTTGATTCGCTGCCTAAAGACCGCATAGCGCAGTATGACCCCAAGACTGACACGATTCAGGTTACCGCCGAGGGCATGACTGAGCACACCGTTCTGCATGAGGTGGTACACGCTGCGGCTGTATCTGTTATTGACAAGTACACCAAGCAAAAAGGCAAGGGGCTTACGCAAGAACAATTGGATGGCGTCGAGCAGTTGCGTGACATCATGGAGGCCACCAGAGAGCGACTTGGTGAAAGATTCCCAGATGCTTACAAGAACCTACATGAGTTCGTGTCTTATGCACTGACCGACATTAATCTGCAAGAAGAGCTGGCGCGCACCCCAGCTATGGACGAATCCACAGTCTTACCAGAAAGCTACGGCACGAGTAAATGGCCTAAGTTTGTTAAGGCTGTCTTCAAAGCGCTTGGCCTGACGGATTTTGTAAACGCTATTGAGAAGAAGGGAGTTCGTTCTTCCCTTGCTGAGGTTCTTGCGGCGTTTGAGATGATTGCTATCGCCCCAACTGAGCGCATTGAGATGGCTCCGTTGCCCGCTAAGGTACAGGGTAAACCCCAGCGAGGTAAGCGCAAAAAAGCCCCTGAATTTACCGCTGCTAAAGATGGTGAGGAAGCGCTTAACCGCGCGTATGAGCGCCGTACTCAGAATAAACCCAACGCGAAGAAGGCAATCAAAGGGTTCGTCCGTGCCAAACGCCCAGCGCTTAGCGTTGTCAAGAAGCTGGTTAACAGCAAGATTTTTGTGCGTGACTGGGAGCTGAACCTAGACCGTGCTGGAAAAATCATCTATGACGGCGCTAAACAAAACGCTGTGTATAACGCCATTATTCGCGCTGCTGGTATTGGTAAGGATCAGTATTTGTCAAAGGTCGAGCGCCCAGCGATGAAGCTTATGAACGCCATCGCGTCCTACGCTGATAAGCGCGGTATCTCAGTCGAGAAAGCTGAGATTGAACTACAAGAGTACGTCACCGCCTTGCATGCACCAGAGCGCCGCCACACGTTCTATCTCTTGCGGGTACCCCTGTCTGACAAGGTGCAATCAATCAAGCTGCCAAATGGCAAAACGGTGAAGACTTCACCGGCGTCGCTGCGCAAAGCCATCTTCAAGAAAACGCAGGAAGGCAAGGCTATCTCTGAATCGCTTGCCAAAGAGTACCGCGATATTCTGGAGATGCTTGCTGACAAGAAAAACGGCTACGTTGACCCGCTTGGGTTCTCTGGTGTTGGAGTGGACTCTGAAGGCATCAAAGCCGTTGATGAGAACGACGATGCGTTCCGCCCGATTGACGCTGAGCAGGACGCTAACGCTGCCAAGGTCAAGCAATACGTAGAGTCCTTGGGGTTGGACAAAGAGCTTCAGGATGTGCGTGATGCCATGAAGAAGCTGATAGACACCACGGTGTCGCTCAACCGTGACTCCAACTACTACTCTATCCCCGTTCAGAACATCGTGCGTATGTACGGCTGGGAAAACTATGTACCGTTGAAGGGCCGCACTAAGCGCGAAAAAGGTCTGGCTGGGATGCTGGATTACGAGAGCGTGGCGCGAGTCAACGATGCGATGCAAGAAGTACAAGCCCCTGCCGGGGGCCGGAACACGCTGGCAGATAGCCCACTCATGCAGGTGATTGCTGACGCCACTGACGCTGCTATGCGCTATGGCCGCAGAGAGATAACGCTGAGCCTTGTAAACGCCGTCAAACAAGGACTGATCCCATCAAAGGCGAAGAAAGACCCCAAGACTGGGGAGCCACAGTTGGAGAAAATTGCGTTTGAAGCTCGCTATGAGTATGGCGTGGAAAAAGGCCGCGACAAGATTTTCCACTACGAGCCAGACGGTACCATCACGGTTGTAGACATCGCCAACAACGATTTGCTTGAGGCTATCAAAGGCGCGTACAAGCCCCAGACCGCGCTGGAGCAAGGGCTGGATAAGGTCGGTACTGTCACAAGTTTTATCGGTAGCATGCACACGCGGTACAACCCGTCGTTTGCGTCGATGAACTTCTTGCGCGATATGCTGACTAACTCGTTCAACATAGCGTCCAAGTATGGGCCTATGGCTGGCGCCAAGTACATCGGCTCTATCGCTGCGCAGGTTACACCATCAAGAATTGGTAAAGCGTGGCGCGTTGCGTATGCCTACGAGCGCGGTGACTTTGCAACCATTAAGCGCTTAGCGGCCAGTAAAGATGGTCAGTTCGTCAAGGACATGATGGACTATATTGACCTTGGTGGCAAGGTGTCGTACATGCAGTCGATCACTAAGGCGAAAGACCGTGACGAGATGATTAAGACCCTGCGCGGCGGCCCGCTTGCAGATACCAAGAAGTTCATCAACTTGTTCTTTGATACGTGGATTGATGGCTTTGAACTCTCTAGCCGCGTAGCTGCTTACCGCGTTACCAAGTCTAAGTTCTTGCAGGAAGGCTCGGATCAGGGGGCTGCGAAGAAAAAGGCTGTGGGCTTTGTGAAAGACTTGGCCAACTTTGAACAGGCAGGTGACTGGGGTAAGAATCTCGGCTCGTTGTGGATGTTCTTCCGGCCCAGCGCCACCGGTGCATACCGTGCTGTTGAGGCTGTTACCCCCATGTTCCAGTCTTGGGACTTCATTAAAGGTACGTTGCCAGAGACGATCACCAACGATCCTGCTGCGCTCAAGAAGTACAAGGCTACGTTCAATAAGGAGAAGCAAAACGCTTCGATCACCACCGTTGCTTTGGGTGGGCTTGGCGTAGCTCTCTATACGATCTCTCGCTCGTATGCCGATGACGATGACCAAGGACGCAATCTTGTCGATACTGACGATCCGGCGCGTTGGTCTCGCTACGCGCGCTTCTTTATCCCAAAGTGGTTAACTGACTCTCTGGGCATGGAGCCTATTGATAAGCCGTTCCAGTTGCCGTGGGGCTTCGGCCTTGGCGGGTTCGCTGCTATTGGTGCTCAGGCCGCTGCGTTGGCGCACGGTAATGCTTCCCTAGAAGATGCAGCTATCAACTCAATGCTGATCGGCATGGACTCCTTTGTGCCCGTGCCTGTATCCAAGATTAGCCCCACGGATGATCCGGTGGCATGGCTGCTGGATTCTATATCGCCGAGCATTCTGCGTCCTGCGATTGAGTACAAGATGAACATGGATACGTTTGGGCGTCGCATCTACAACAACCGACCATCGCGCTATGCTGATGCTTACATCGGCAGAGACAACATCCCGGAGATTTATAACGACGCAGCGCGATGGATTTATGACAATACAAGCTTCGACCCAGAACCTGCGGCCCTGTACTTCATGGTGAACAACTATGCAGACGCTATTGGTCGTATGGTTCACACGACGGATAACTTGTACCTGATCTCCCAAGGTGAAAAAGCGTTCAACCCCAAGACAGACACCGTGCTGTTCGACAGCTTCTTTGGCGCCCCGCCAAACATCGACGGGAAAGATTTTGCTGAGGCGAGGCGTGAAATTCTGAAGATTGCTGCGCGGCTTGCAACGTATGAAGCACAAGACCCTAAGCGATATGCGGACTACCTAAAGAAAAATCCATCAGCGCAGGCGTTGGTGGATACATACAACAAAGAGGTAAATGGCTACCTCCGTGACTTACAAACACAGGCGAATATCTATCGCCGCATGCCGGGGCTCACTGCAAAGGAACGTCAGGAGCATGTCAAGAGCATGGTGGATGTCCAGAACATCGTCAAGCGCAACATTCTGAACATCCTTAAGGCGTACAAAGAAGACTAAGAGACGCGCCAAGCGCGCACACCGAGGACGCTGTTCTCTACCCTGCGGTAGCACTTGACCTTGACCCCGGCGCGCTTGCCTGCGTTCTCTACAACGTACTGCATGTACGATGGGCGCATCGTTGGAATGAAGAAACTTTCCCCAACCGACATGGCGTGGAAGGGGAATAGCCATACTGGTTCACTCTCCGGTGCTGGTTCCGTCGGCTTCTTGGGCATCGTTGTTTCCGAGGTTAGGCAGGATGTCTGACAGGTCGGTTTGAATCACGTAGGCCTGCACGTTGGTGGCGCCAACCGCTTCGTTCCACCCAATGGCCATCTTCTTGCGAACCTTGCCAACCAGCATGCCTGCACGTGTCATGCGACCCTCAAAGTCTTTGACGCCCATCTTTATGCTGTGCAGGTATTCACGCATCGCGGTACTAGATACAAACAGCAGACCAGCATCGACTTCTGCGCGGATATAGAGCGAGCCGCGCGGTGCCATGGTCACATCGCCGTCGTTGATCACCAGCACGTTCTGGATGTTCTTGCCAATGAAGTCGCCGAGCACGTCCTCACGTGAATCGTTATCCATATGTTTTTTGCGGGCGATGAACCGATCCAAATCCATGCCGACAACTCTAAAGATACGCTCAATATCCCAATCAAACCAGCCAAGCTCGTTGACCATGCGGTAGGCAACTGACACGACCGCGTACAGATTGGTCAGAAATCGAAACTCAGCGTTGGTCGTAAAGCGCTCTGCCATGCGTAGGCTCTCTACGTGGCATAGATTGCGTAAAGCATGGGCTCCATAGCCGAGCAGGTGTTGGATGTAAGGCGTACCAGCATGGCCATAGTGAGTTTTCAGGGCGTCAAACATTGCCAAGCCGCGCTCATGGTCAAGCTCATAGCCGGGTACGGCAGGGCGTAGGATGGTCGGCTCAAGGATACGCATCTCTTCCGCCGTGGTGTTTGCCTTATACGTGGAAATCAAATCTGGTAGTGATGTGTTCGTCGTCATGATCGAGATCAGGCGCGTCACAAACTCAGTCTCACGCTCAGAATTGATCGAAGCTTGCAGGCGAATCTTAGGGCGCCCAGCGGATGTCTTGTAGACCACATCTGAGGCTGTCTTGCCATCGAGGTTTGACTGTTCATCCAGACCGAACGTCAGGTTCTTTGATGTGATCATGCGCTGGGTCAGCGCGTTCTGTGTGCCGTCGTTGACGCAAAGGTCTTCCGGGCTACCCCAGATACTCATCGCACCGTACAGCGCCCCAGTCTTGCCCGTACCGCTCTCACCATAGAGCGAGAGCACAACACCGTTGATGCTTGTGAATTCAACCAATGGCGTAGCAAAGCCACACAGCATGGCAAACGCATGGAACTCATAGCCGGGGTCACCGAACATCCGTGCTGCCGCTAACCACCCATCCATCGTGCCAGACTCTCTGATGTGCTTCACGACACTGCGTGAGATGGGGGACGGTGGGCTGTTGCGCACTTCGTTCTTGTATATCTCCTTTGTACCCAGTACAAATGCTTCGTGTTCATCTACCCAGCCTTGCTGGTGGCGCATGATGTCTGCTTTCTGTGTGTTCATGAGGAAGTTCGTCCATTTCATTAAGTAGCTTGCTAGCTTGGGTGCGTTAGCTGGCTCAAAAACTACACCTTGTGCCGCTAACATGCTTTTCAACCTGTCTGTGGCAGGTATCTCTTTGTTTGGGAGCAGGAACTCCCTCGGTTTATCCTTTGGCAACTTCAACCGCATCAGCATGCACTCACCATCTGACGGGCTGTACAGACGTTGCACAGGGTACAAGTCATGGGGAGTCAGCATCTCGGGATCATCTTGAATCCGCTTGCCCTTGACCATGCGTGGCATGGGCTGGAAATAAACGCCGCCTTCTGCTGGCCTGAAATACGGTGTCAGGAAGTCTGGGAATCTGGCCAAATCCTTGGCACTTTGGTCGGGCCGTACTTCCCCCTCCTCACTCTGCTCACTCTGCTCGTCGGGTTCTGGTGGCTCTTCTGCGAGCTTGAGTCGTCTGGCCAACATGATTGGGCCAGCTTTGCCAATCCTTGCGCGGTGTGGGCATCCGTCGCATCCGTCTGGGTTTTCTTTGGCAAATGCGTCGCAGCCATGAGCCCACTTGGCTTCTCTGAGGGACTGATGTGCTTTCCGTTCTGTCTCGTCGAACGTGTACTCGGGGTGGTCTTCTGAGATTTTATGTATGGCTGTATCGCCATCCACACACCTAACGGCGACAGATAATCCAGCGTACCAGAGTGGCTCCGGGCAACTAACGGCGTCTGTGATGATTTCTTTGATTTGTGCACAACCATTACCTTCTAAGCTAGCTACCGCTAGGTCTTCAAAAACGAACTCATAGTTGCCATTCAGCTTGTCATACATGGCCTGCGTATCAGGATCAAGGCCCTTATGGACATCATCAAAGCTGAACTTCTTCTCGGGTATACCGATGATGTCTGTTATGTCAGAGAGTTCAATCGGATCAACGTCATGCAAGATGCTTGTCTGTATCGGCGCACCCTTCTTGTGGATACTGCCCGGCACACGCAGCACCCGCGCTGCATCAGCGGTCACATCTGTATCCAGCGGCAACTCATTGTCCAGACAGAACTGCATGAACTGTTCAGCAAGTGGTACCCAGTCAGCCACGAGCACATCTTCAGTGAGTGGCCAGTAAGCATGGATACCTTTGCCAGAGTTAACCACAAGCGGCTGTGGCATCCCCGTGTTGGTTAGAAATGCGTCGAGTGCGGTGAGAGCATCAGCTTGAGTGAGGTAGGGCTTCGTGTGCTCCTTACCGTTCTTGTCTGTCCACGGCTCACCGCAGTCAAGGTCAACGAAAAATGAACGCAGTGCAATACAGCCGACGGCTTTCCGGCGCAGACCCTCAAACTTGCCCAACGCAAAAAACGTGTTGAACTCTGGGTCGTCATCGAACGACTGTATCTGGGATATAGCATCATCCAAAGCCTCGAAGAACTTTGGTACGGCCATGTCTCTCTTGTTGCCGTTGGCATCTGATATTTTCTTGATGCCGAGGATACAAATGTTGCCCTGCGTGTGTGGCAGTACTTTTTCAAAAAATTCTTTGTTCATGGTACGCAGAGTGGGGGAGTCACCCCCCGTGGTGTTAGCTGTCAGACGGCGACTTACGCAGTGTCAGTTTTCGCGCAAGTACGTCCTCTAGGAACGCTTTGCCGTCGTGCTGGTCTGTTGCGGGAAGCCGCCCATCTTCTACTTCTTGCTCCAAAAACTCAAGTAGTCGACGCACGTCTGCCGCATGGCGCCCACGTATCCCTGAACCTCTAAACCACGAATGAAGCGTCATGCGACTGACTCCAAGGAGCTGGTTGATATAGGCCATCGGCAGGTTGTTTGCGAGGCAAAACCGTCCGAGCTGTTTACCAATGCTGTCGGGTTTCGCGTTAAGCGCAGCGAGAAGTTCAGGGCTTAGTGGGCGTGCCATTATTTTTTAGACCATTTCTGCAAGATGTCGCTAACGTCCTCCGCCTCAGCTTTCTCTGCCGGGGCAGCACTCTTTGCCGCGCGCTTCACGGGCTCAGGGGTACTCTCCTGTGGAGCCTCTTCCTCGCGCACGTTGTTCTTGTCGCTCTTGTACACGTTCATCTTGATAGCGTTCTGAGCTGCCTGCGTCTGGCCTTGGTCACGCACGGTCTCCAGCATGTCAGTATCTACAGCCGCGACAGGTGAGAATAGCAAGCGAGGCACCGAGTAGTTCAAGTCAAACTCCATGCGGGTCACAACGCGCCCAGCGGACACATTGTTATTCGCCAGCATCTGCACATATGCGCGGAAGGGCCAGCGACCGCTTTCTTCTTTGCCGAACGTACTCGTGGCCGGGAGCACCAACTGATAGACGTCACCCGTAGGATCATTCGCCAGCACCAACGCAATGCGCCACGACAAGCGGCATGCCGTACCTTGCCCACCTTGGCCAGAACCTTTCACAGAGAACTCGCAGTCAGCACAGGTCTTGGCGCAGGGCTCATCTACTTCAGGGTCGGGGGTCTTGGCGTCGTTAGACCAGCACACGGGTGAAATCTTCACTCCTTTCTTGTAGACCTGCCCACCGTAGTAGGTACGGGAAGGCTCGTGCGCCATCTTGACCACGATGACGTCCATGTGGTCGTCACGGTTTACGCTTTGCTCTTTGCCGCCCACGATCTTGCGGAACAAGCGGCCCTCAATCGAGATGCGCTTTGATTGGTTGGTATTGCCTGCAACGGCAATGGTGTCTTCATCCAGCCCAGTGATGGCCACGTTGGAGGCTTGCTGGAAAATGTTGGCGAGTTGGTTACTCATGATGTTTTCTCTTTCAACTTAATTTGAACTACTTGCTTTGCGCACTACGATTGCAAACTCACGCAGTGCATTTACACCCGGAGGAAGACCATCGCCTTCTCTCTCAGACATAAATTCCTTGAAATTGCCCTGATGGATGCGGCGCTCCAGCAAGTCAATCGAACCTTCTTGCTCGACGAACTTCTTGAAGTGATCCCAGTCAGTGCAGAAAAACCGTTCTTTCACTTGGCGGGTAACGGTACCCGATGTGGTTTTGAGTCCGTTTGTGTTGGTGCTACTGCACACGTCAAGCAGGGCAGCCTCAATAGCTGTCATGTCTGACTTCAACTCCTTGTCTTGGCGCTCATACTCGGACTTCAAATCCTCGCGTTTACGCCGTAGCAACAAGTACGTTGATACAAGCGACTCAGTGTCGTTCATGCTCACTCTCCTATCTCCTCTCGGTAAAGGTCAACTAACTTCCTGTGCATGTCCACGTTGCCCTTGAGCGCCGAGTACATACGCCTCTCCACTTCAGAACCCTGAAGATGAATCACTGTTGTCTTGTTCTTCTGGCCAACACGGTCGATACGCGCCACGCATTGCAGGTAGGTTTCCACGGACATGACTGGCGACCAAAACACAATGGTGTCTGCTGCTGTTAGCGTTACCCCGTGCGAAGCCGCTTGTGGCTGAATCAGCAAGACTCGTGGGTCTGGTGTCTCTTGGAATCTCTTGAATATGCTGGCTCGGTTGTTGGCCGACACATCACCGCTGATGACTTCGCTGGTGATGTGGTTTTTGTCCATAAACTCTTTGAGCACCGTGATCGTGTGCCGGTAGGGTATGAACACAAGAATCTTGTGGGCCGACTCGTCTATCACTTCTTTGAGCACATTGAGCCGTGGTGATATATCAAACTCAACCACGTTATGCTCGTCGGTATAGACCGCACCGCCTGATATTTGCAGGAGCTTTGACAGTGCCGCCGCTGCGTTGACAGAGCTGATTACTTCGCCCGCTGCCTCCATCCGCATCTGCTTCACGAGGCGACTGTAGTATGTACTCACCTGTGGCGACAGCGGTACCACCCGTGTCTGGTAGGTCAGTGCTGGCAGGTCAAGACAGTCTTTCTTCTCGTAGCGTATTGCAGGCTGTAAAGCCTCGCGCACCAACAACTGCGCTTCCGGCCTTGGACGCCACTTGAACTGTGTCAGCCTGAGCATGACCATATCGCGCCACGCTGTTTTGTACTTGGGCACAGCCTTGGCGTTGACCAGCTTGGCCAGCCCAAACGCATCTTCTGGCGACTGTGATGCTGGGGTGCCTGTCATCATCCAGAGATAGGTGTCAGGCGTGAGTATCTTCGCAAGGGTCTTCCAGCGCACCGTGCTTGTGTTCTTATATGCGTTGGCTTCATCCACGATAATGAGGTCAAACCCTGCCTTCATGATCGCTTCTTTCTCTGGGGTCACACCATCATAGTTGATGATCACGAAGTCATAGACATCTTGGATTACCTTGCGGCGTTTGGAGCCGTGAGCAACAGCACACGTCCGGTGCATCGCTGTCTTGAACACATCTGCCTGCCATGCTGACTGCATGATTGACATCGGGCATATCACCAGCACACGCTTGATAAAGCCCTTGTTCATGAGGTAGTCAGCCGCCCAGATAGCCGCTGAAGTCTTGCCTGTGCCTGCCTCGTTGAAACAGAACGCACGTCTATATAGGGTCAGAAAGCGCGCTGTGTCCCTTTGATGCAGGAACGGGGTGTACATGCCGGGCCACTGATAGTCGCGCTCTATCGGTGACGGTATCTTGGTGTCTGGAAATAGTTTTGCCAGCACTTGCGTTTCTGGTAAGTCCCACTTGACCATGATGTCAACACTGCTGCCATGTACACCCAGCACTGCGCTGTGCTCAATGTACTGCTTGACGTACTCTGCTGACTCCAGATCACAACGGAACCGCAACGCGGCATCTTGAACTATATCCATACTTCACCTAAGACAAGAAGCGGGGCATCGCACCCGCCCGCCGCTCTGTTGTTTATTCAACGTCTAGCGGTACACGTTGACTGATCCGGGCGCAAGGAGAACCAACTATGAAGCGAGGAGTTTGCCGATCAGTTGACACGGTTAATGGGGGGAACCAAACAAGAAAACCCCAGCTAGCCCACTCATGCCTAACAGCTAACTTTCCGATATTCTAGCCTTGACAAACCGTTTGTCAAGCGTTTTTGGGAGATTTTTTACGCTCCCGCTTGCTGGTCTCAGACTTCAAGCCTCCGCTGGAGTTTCTTGAAAACGAACGGTTGCGTGACGCGCTCTCGATCTTTACGCCGTCACCGTTTTTGCCGCCCTTGGACAGCGCCTTGCGGTGGGCGATGTCCTTGCCTTCACGCTTGTCAGCCTTGCCGTTACCGTTCTTGTCTTCGCCTTCCTTGTCCACCTTGCGTCTAGCGCGTTGGCGCTCCATGCGGTTCTCATGTTCACCCCGAGCTTTCTGCTGCTGGTACTCTTTCTTATACGGTCTTGGTTTGTTGACGTAGGCCATGATCAATCTCTGTGGTATTCGCAAGTACGAACCGGACACCACCCACACAGCGGGGTAGGGTTCGGTTGCCAGACGTCATTCTCGTGGGAAAGGCGCAATCGTTCAAGGTGTGGGATGAAGTCAGCCCAATACTCGTCCTTCTTCTCGACCTCATACTCGGATGTGACGAAGTGTTCATGCACGACGAACAGCAGTCCGGCCTTCACGTGCTTCACTTCTGGGAAGTGTTCAAACGTCATAAGCGCCATCAACTGTAGCTGCTTGGGATCGGGATACTTGTTGCTGCCTGTCTTGTAGTCCACGACGAACGCTTGGTCTCCGTTGATGACCAGCAAGTCAGCGATGCCCCGCACCCAATAATCTTTGTCGCCGAACCTGCACGGCGCTCGATCAAAGGTCAGCGCCATGCGGTGCTCTGGATACTTCTCACCCTCCATGTTGCGCAACGGGTCGAGCTGCTTCTTATAGCGCTCATAGTTCTTGGCGAGTGGAGTGCCGTCCTTGACGTAATTCTCCAGTGCCTTGTGAACTTGGTTGCCATAGAGCATTTGCTGCGTCGGCGCCTTGGTGAAGTTCTTCAGTACCTTCACTTGCTGGTATTGGTGGGGGCAGTTTTGGTAGTCCTTCAGCCCAGAGTAAGACCACTTTACTTCACGCGGTTCCATTAACAATCTCCATAGGTTTCGCCAACACCGACTTCACACGCGACGGGTAGCCCAGCCGCCCACTCAGGAGCGGTTGACATGATGCCAGTTATTACCTTGCTGGCTTCTTCCACTTCGTCTAAAGCTACCACATTCACCGCCGCATCGTGGACAGTAAGCGCCACGGGATAGCGTTCGTTTATCTCCAGCATCTGCTCACCCACAACAATACGGGCCAGTGCCTGCACCACGTTCTCAACTACTGAGCCGCCCCAGATACCGACCGGGCCTTTGCGAGAGTTATAGACGATGGTGTCCCTCTCCTTCTTCTCGTCGTACTCTAGCCGCAACCTTGGGTAGCGAATACGCAGCCCGTTGGGCAAGATGATGCCGTCGTTGTCATAGAACACACAGCCATGCTCACCGAACTGTTTAGGCTTGGCGCAACGCTTGTGCATCATGTCCTCAAGCAACCGGTCACCCGCTGCCCACAGATCAATGATCTTGCTGTTCTTCTCGCGGTAAACCCCTACGATACGTTTAGCCTCTTCGTCGTCTACTTGCACACTGATAGGTTGAGAAGTCCCCAGTGTGTGCTGTAGCTTCGCGGCCCCTGTGCCATAGCCCAAACCCAAGATGCAGGTCTTACCGACGAAGCGCTGCTCTGCGTCTTTCTTAGTGATAGGGCGGTCATAGACGGCGGAGGCAAACAGTGAGTACACATCTTCACCATCAGCAAACTGCTTCACCACATCATCTTGCCCAGCTAGCCACGCAACCATCCGCGCCTCGATCTGCGACGAGTCACAGTTGAGCACCATGTATCCATCGGGTGGCACAACGGCTTTCTTCAGTGCCTTCTTCTTGGGGTCACGGCTCGGCAGGTTCTGGAAGTTCACCTTGTCCATGCCCGCCCAGCGCCCTGTGTGTGCACCGTAGTATTTCAGCGGGATAGGCAGCTTGCCTTTGTTACGCTTACCGATACCAATGAACCGGTTGAGCCTACCCTCTTCCATCGTAGACTTAGTGCCCAGACGCACAGCGCAAAGATGCTGGATGAACGTATCCTCGTGCTCAGTCAGTTCTATAAAGCCAACGTCTTTCTTAGCCAAAGCAGGCACGTCCTTCTTCTGCTTCTCGCTGTACTTCATCGGTACTTCGATACCAAAGCCAGCCAACACTTCAGCGAACTTCTTGTTGCTTGATAATTTCTTGCGAACCTCTTCCTCAGTCTCGCAGTCAAGTGCTGTCTTGAGGGATGACAACAGCTCAGACTTCTCGGTGTGCAGTTGCTCAAGCCGTTCTTGTACTGTCTCTTCTTCGATGTATAACTTCGGGTCGATGAACATGCGCAGCGTCATGTCAATCAACTTCATCTCGCTGAGTGGGAATCCTTTTGAGATGATATTGAACAGCGTATAAGTCAGAGTCACGTCGTTCTTGCAGTACTCACCGTAGCGCGCGAGTTCTTCAGGCGTGAAGTCGATCCGCGCCTTGCCAATCGCATCAATCACCTCGGTACCCTTCTCACCAATCTCATACCGCTCGGCCAGCGCCTTGAGAGAACCCCCTGCATCAACCCCATGGACGGCCCGTGCTATGCACAGCGTGTCGAAATAAATGGCAGCGTCTATACCAAACACCCACTTCAGGATGGCGCCGTCAAACAGTGTGTTGTGAGCAAGCATAGCGTTGTCTTGGATGTTGAACTTCTCAAGCCAAGACTTGGTTTCTTCATGCGTACCGCTGAACCACTCAGGCTCTCCGCCGTTGACTTGCACAGCTACACCGATGACATGAAACCTCGGATCGCGTATGTACTCCTCTGTGGTTTGGCTCTTAAAACCTAGCCCATCCTTGGTGTAATACGATTCAAAGTCAACCGTGATTAAGTCCATTGCCACTTCCTCTCAATTTCTTCCAGCTTCTGCATGTAGTGCTTGGCCTTGCCAGCATCGTCGCTGCCTTCTTTGCGCCCAGCCCTCATGCTGTATTTGATGATGTTGCCCTTGAGGAAACCCACGAACTCTTCGTGCGTCAGCACCGCCTCCATCACGTGCCACGGCTGCACTTCCATATCTTTGTAGTGACTGCCGCTGACTTGTCGCTCGTCTGCGCTCATGTCTCATCTCCTTTGAGGTTGAATCTTGGTTGGTTGTTTTCTTCTGCGTAGTCGTTCCACTCAAGCAGCAGCAATGATGCGGCTTCTTCCAGCATGCCAATCAGCGGTGCGTTCTTCTCTCGGTCAATCAGGCCTTGGGCAAATCCGCTAAGTCGCATCGCCACAGTCATACACCGCAGCTTGTGGCGGTCTAAATCTGTCATACCATCGCTCCTAAGTTGAATACTGAGTTCATCTTGATGGCCTTCTTCTTGGCCAGCTTCTTCGCTCTTGATCTTCTATCCCATACCTTCTGCCCCTGCTTCGCCGGTTTTTTGACATCAGGGCCAGCGCTCATGCCATACATCGCTTCGTACCCGATCTTGT